CCGCCTTTGCGGTAGATTCTACCGCTCTTGCCCGTGTTGTCTCTGCCTGTGCGGTTGTCTGTGCCGTCTCCTGTGCCGTTTTCCCGGTCTGTTGCAGAGTCTGGGAAGCAGATTCGAGGGATTGTGCAGTAGATTTTGCAGATTGTGATGTTGTTTTGAGGGCTTCTGCGGTAGATTCCGCAGATTCTGACGTTGTTTCGAGTGATTCGGTGAGCGCCTTGCTCTTGTTCTTGATGTCGGCGACCGCTTTTGCGGTAAATTGTGTGATTCCTGAGGCTCTGCTGTAAGGGTGTTCCTGAAAAGTCTCCTGTATCTCTACTCCCTTCTCTTTTGCCAAGTTGAGGACGTCCCTGTAGAACCCCTCAAACTCCCCTAAGAAGCTCCAGTCCTCACCATATGCAGAGATGGTCCCCTTCGTGGACTGGAATAGCTTCTGTTTTCTTGAAGTTTGTGATGCTTCAAAGACCAGTCTTATTGCCTGTTCCGCCACCTCTGGAGGAATGCTGCTCTCAGCGGGCAGGGGTTCCCTGTTTAGGGGGAAGTCCTCCGGGAGTCCTGTTGCTTCCTTCCGTCTGGCGATCGCTTCACCAGTGTAAAGTGTGGTTTTACCGTTTTTACCGACTTTACTCACATCAGGTAATTCTTCAAGTAATGCCCCGGTCTCTTCCACCCATCTCAAGACGGTGTCGTAAAAGCCTACCCACTGCGCGATGAAGTTCCCTGCTTCATCATATGTAGAAAAGTGCCCCTTGGTGGAAGGTAATATCTCCTGATTGTAGGAGGAATCACGAGCAGAGAAGTACACGACCGCTGCCTTCTCAAGGGCTTCTTCTATATCCACACTCTCATACTGAATCTCCCCTTCGACGAGGTTCTTGCCGGGATTGAGTTCACTCTGACCAGTTACTGTTACCCCTTCGGGATATGACGTCGTGCCTGACGATGATGCTGGTGCAGTTGTTACCGCCGAGGATGGCAGAAGCGATATATCGTTCTTCTTGTAGGGACCGTAAGTGCGCCCGGATAAGTCAATGTAGTACCATTTCGGGTCAGCGTCTGTCCCGTAGTTCTTCCATGAACCGTTCTGCTGTGGCGGGCTGTATTTCTGTGCCTGCGCGAGAATGTCAGTCGCACCGGAGGGTTTCTGATAGTTCTGATAATCAGAGAGGAATGACGGTTTACCCGATGGTGCATTAATCAATACCTCAAGGTTCATCGTGACCGTCTTGCCCCATTCCTTTTCAATCTCCTCAGCAGCAGCCATGACAATCCGAGCCCAATCCTGTGCACTACCTCCGCTCTTCAGGAACTCGTCACGTAACCGGTCCAGTTCTGTCGAGGAACCGTTAACCGCAGAGAGGAGGGCGTTCTTGATGTCGTCTGCAGCGATCTTGAATTTTCCAGAAGCGTCTTTCGCCGCGTCCCCTGCCCGTTTTGTCTCTTCAGAGGCTTTCTGAGTCCCTTTTGCAGCGTCCTCTGCAGCCTTGACAATCTCATCGAGTGCAGCATCGAGGTCCTTAACGCCCTTGGCAGATGAACTGGCAGAATCTACCAGCCTTTTGGCGGAATCTGACGATTTTGCCAGCGACGTGGACGTTTTTTCTGCTGTTTTGCTGGTTTTTTCAAGTGCATCGTTTGTCTTTTCGAGTGGCGGGAATAACGTGTCAAAGGCTTTTCCTGCGAGTTGAGCCGCCTGCGACAGTGTGTTTGTCAGGAACTTGACAATCGGGTGGTCAGTGACCTTGTCCCACCAGTCAATGAGCGTTTCGATAGCAGAGATGAGAAGGTCGATACCCTGACAGATGAGGTCTACAGCAACCTCAATTGCCGTTCCTGCCCGGTTCCAGAAATTATCCCATATCTGCCCGAACTTCTCAATTACAGCACCGAGTATATCAAAAATCCCGGAACCGCCCGTCAGTTTCCGCACTAACTGGTCGAACTTCTCAAACACCCTGCCGAGATGTTCCCCGATTTTGCCTGCCCATTCACCGAGTTTATCCATCGCGGGCTTCATCCCGTCCGCCATCCCGGCAAGACGGTCCTTGATGAAGTCAACGGCGGACGCTGTTGCCTCCTGTATCCCGAATAGGTTGTTTGTCCAGACATAGTATAACCCGGCAATAGCAGCACCGATAGCGGCAATGTATGGCGCTGCCGCCATGAGCGCGGGACCGAGTAAACCTGCCGTTGACGTGAGCAGTGCCATCATCCCGCCAGCCGAGGATGCAACAGCGCTCAACCTGCTGAATATCTCGATTGCGGGCCCGATTACCATGAGCGCGGGAGCAAACTGCGCAGCCTGTGCCACGACGTCACCATACTGCATGGCAACGTCCCCGAGCTTTGACTGTAACTCCTGCAGTGGTGTCTGATACTGCTGCACAATCGCGGCATTATCGGCAAGAGCCGTCCCGGACGCAGCAACCTTCTGCGAGAACGATTCAAACTCCGTCTTTGAAACACCGAGCATCTGGTTAAGAACCTGTGTATCGCCCCCGGATTTTGTCAGAGCCTCCCTGAATTCCGAGAGCGCGGCACGGCCTGTTATACCCTTCTGCTCAAGAGCGGCAAGGTATACGGCAACGTCATTGATTGAGATACCTGCATCCTTGAGTTGTGGCGCTAACCGGGACACTGTCGAGAGGAATTCAGTCGCAGAGATTGTGGTATTGTTCGTGACAAACCCGAGCGCGGCAGCACTGTCACTGACATTCTCCGCAGTGATACCGAGTGCACGCAGCCCGACTGCCGCCTCTGCGAGAACAACGGAACTCTCGCCGGTCGCGTCACCTACCATTGACCAATATTCTGCATATTGTTTAAGACCTTCAGCGTCAGTAATACCCTGTTTTTTGGCAAGGTCCATCAGGGATATGACCTCGTCCAGCGGTGTTGACGCGTCCGATACGGAGGCAGCAATCTTGCGAATCTGGTCTTTGGTCATCCCGAGGTCGTTGGCGAGTTGCGCAATGGCGATACTGGTGTCCTGATTCTTGCGGGCAAACGCTTCAATCCCGATACCAGCGCCGGAGATGGCAGCAGCGGCAGTATCATAGACCCTCTGCATCTCTTTGGCAAGAGATTCGTTCTTCTGCTGAATGCCATCGACTACCTTCGAGTATTCATCGACTGCCTTAATTATGACCTCAAGGACACCGCTTGCCATTATTCTGCCTCCGTTTTGGTTTTTCTATGTTTTATCGCCGAGATTAGGAATTGTCTCTGCATCGGTGTCAGTTCAGACTGACACGGTGCAAGGGGGATTCCCGCCTCCACGAGCAGGAGGATATCCTGCCCGTCATCACTTTGCGCGAAAGGATTCCAATTGTTCAAGGGTCTCTTTGGCAACGCCGGACAATTTGAGGACTTCTCGGGCAATGGCGGCAGGAACGCCCGCTTTCATGTTGCGGACATCCTCATCAGTGAGTGGCGGGTCCACCACAACCCCATACCTGACGATGAGCACGTCCGCCTCGTACTCTGCCCGTGAAAACTCCTCAAGGTCGAACTCTATTCTGACAGCCGGAGCGGATTGTTTGTTCTTTCCCCGCGCCTGCTGCCCGCCCTCAACCGGGTCAGTTCGGAGCCGCATCCCTCGCCTCTGAATATTCTGCACCTGCGCCCATTCTCCATCGGTGAGGGGACGGAGCGTCAGTGTGCCGTCGAGTTCCGGGATATAGACATCCTGCACGTTATTCCTACCCAGTATCAATGCCTCACGAGTTATCTTCGTCAAAAAATATTACCTCCTTTTATATTATTCAAAGCATAGATTCCTGCTTGTTCGTCAGTTTCACATAGATGTCTGTGCTAACCTCTGTGGCGTTGTCAGCGAGTTTCAGGTTAGGTTTGGTCATAGCCTGCAGGGAAAGGTTCTGAACGATTGCCTCACGACCCCTCGGCTGTGTCTGGATTCCCATTATAACGCAGCGCGGGAATGTGAAGATGATCTTCTCGTCTGTCGAGGCAGTCCCGGTAATCTCTAAAGATATTTCAGATGAGCCGGTGCCTGAAGGTCCTGACTCGTCACCCCAGAACTCCTTCAGGTAGGTCAGGTCTTCGAAGTCGAGAGCGAGATTAATGCTGCATTCCCGGTTCCCTGCACGGAAATACCTCGGGTAACGTGAACCGATTGTTCTGCCGCTGGTTGTGTTGATGTTGTTGCCGATGTTCACGGTGAATGACCGAATGAGCGTGCTCTGGTCCTTGTTGTTTATTTTTGCCGTGAACTCGTAGAACGCCATCGGATACTCGGGCGGCAGAATCAGGTCTGCGGGTTCTTTGAGTTGCGCGTTAGCGTCCGTTGAGGCAACAACGCCGAGCGTTGCGCTGGCGAGATTATCGGTGACGTTCAGGGCAAGTGTGTTTATGGTGCACCCGGTAAACACGTGCTCAAACACATCTTTGCCCAGCCTTGCCGTGAATGACGGCAGCATGTTGTAGTTCGTCCCATATATCTCATGGGTGTGGATGGGTGGTGTGCCACTCCCTGCCGTGAACTGGTAACCGCCGAGTGCATACCGGAGCATCCAGCCAATTGACCGGATATCCCACGTGTATTCGATGTTCCCGGAGGGCGCATAGAAGCCCGGACGTTTGCGGAGCGCGCCGCGTCCCATTCCGCCCTCGATGATAATCTCTGCACCAGTCGGGACGTCGAGCGTCGTGGAAGCGATATCCACGTGCTGCACGGCAGCAACTGCCGTCCCGAATGTCTCTTCTTTTCCATGTCCGAAATACCGAAGAATCTGTGCTGGCATAGTTTTAACCTCGTGTTATGAACGTAATTTTGAGTTCTGCGAGCGATGCGTAGAGATTGCCTTCCCCGTCATACGGGGAGTTCATCTCGAATCTGCCGGACCGGACGTCCCTGACATAAGACAGGTTGAGGTTTCTGTTACCTGTCAGAATGACGTTCCGCGCACGGGCGGCAAGACTGATAGCGTTCTGATTCCCCGTGGCAGGATCGTCCTCTTTGACGAGTGCCACGAGATTAACGCTCATCTCCCATTCCTCTGCCATCGAGAGGCGGGTGCTGGTCGGGTTGGCAACCTCGGGAAGGACCCAGAGCATCGGTAACCCCTGACGCCCGCGTGACCGGTCCCCACGTGATATGGCAACAACATCCTTGAGTGTCGAAGCCTGTGCTGTCGCGAGTTCATTGATTATTGCGCCAATAATGCCGTTCACTGCAGTAGCAAGGTCAGTCCCGCTCATATCCCTGCCTCCTTTGCCGCAGACTGGAGTTCACCGTCCACATCCGCGCCAATCTTCTCCATAGCCCGGTCAATGAACCGATTCGGCTCAATGCCTTTCTTCCATATCTTGAGCCAAACCGGGTGTGCCGGCAGGTTGTGGCGTTTTGCCCAGCGTTCTATCGGCGCATACGGCGGAGGTGAACCCGGTTTTCGTCCCTCATACACATACCGGGCATAGTTGGTCTCTGACCGGACAATATATTCCGTGTCGTTGACCTTGCGGACAAACCACGACCCGGCGAGCCTGCCCGTATCAATCGGCGATTCCTCCTTGATGTTGCCCATCAGCCTGATAGCAATCCTCTCGAGGGCTTTAGGAGCAACAGCCTTCCCCTTCTCCAGCAGGGCTCTGACCTGTTCCGTCCCCCGGACTTCAATTGCGATTCCGGCAGACATGGTCAATCCTCCTGCAGGTTCGGGACAAAAGAGCGTAAAGGTATCCTTTTGGTATACCGGGACAGGTCACGCCTGATGGCAGGAGTGATGATTGTGTCGTCGGTCATTCGCACGGCAAACTCCCCGATACGTATGACCGGAGTCTCCCGCCGGAGGATTGCCTGTGCACACATGTTGGCAACAATCCGAACGGCAATGTTGTGCAGACCGGGCGGGACGTTGTCGCTGGTCAGGTAGGACCCGCCTATCATACGGTCGATGATGTCAGTAGCCTCCCGGAGCCAGCCCGTGATGAGCGAATTGAGTTTCTGCTCTGCGGTATCGCCTCCCGTGGTCGAGGTGAGCCCGAAATCGGCTGGTTTGACGCCGGTATAGAGCAGGACGCTCTCAACAGTCCCGTAATATTCAAGTGCCATAGGGCTCACCTCCTCCTACTCACTTTCTCGTGCGTCTCCCGCGTCCGCCACGGGTAATAGGTCTTTCATCGGGTTCTGGTTCTGCACCAGCAGCCTCATCCGGGACGGCGTCTGTAACGTCCCCGCCCTCGTCCTCGGTCTGTGCAGGGATACCTGTGTTACCGGGTGCAGGATCACCATTCGTGCCAAGTGACGGGTGGGTGAACGTGAATCCGGTAACCTCCACGGTCAGCCCCTCACATGCACGGAGTTCCGGCAGGTCAACGTCCCTGACAACGAGCAGGTCAGATGTCGAAGAGGGAGGGAAGATATGCCCTCCCCGCATCCTCGGGATGGTCCCGGTGTTCGTCACCCGCACGGTGTAGTATGCCATATTCTGGCTCCTTCAGGGGTTACCGGTGTTTACGCGGCAGGAACTTCGATGAACGCGGCAACGGCAGCGTTCCCGTCCTCGTAGTTACAATCTGCCTCAACGGTCAGGACGAAGTCCGTCCTCCTTGCGACTGCAACACGGGATGGCTCAATGGTGACCTGATGGAACACGCCCCAGACCATGTTGTCAGGGTTGGACAGGAGCGCGACACTGCCCCACGTTCCTGCACTTGAGTTGTATGCAGCGGACCTCTCGAGCATGGGTGTATAGACAACCGGGATGCCTTTATAGAACAGCGGAGCGTTGCCGGTCTGTGCAGTGTCACCGAGCGCGGTGTTCCGGGCACGGAGCACGTCACGGTATCCGTCATAGACTTCCCACGGCACGTAGAACCGCCAGTCCGCCGGGTTCTGGAGATACTGTTTCGGAAGGGCAGCGAGCATGGCGTTGAACATGTCCTCTATCCACGTTGCCGAGTAGCGGTAGAACTGCGGGATGGCGTTGATCTGGACGACAAGTTCACCTGCCGCATGGCTGTAGCGGAACGGGGTGGTAAACGTGATGGTGTCGGTGCTGTCGTTCACACTAGCGACAGTCACATACTCCAGAGTCGAGGTTCCCGGAGTGCCGACCCGGTAGAACTGACCAGCATCAACGCCGGAAAGTTCGGTTGCCGTGGTAACGAGGGAGAACGCGCCTGCAGCGACAGCGTTGCCCGACTTGATGGTCGTGCTCACACCACCGCTCTTGTTGCCGTGAATGCCGTATATCTTGTTTCCAGCGCTCTTAATCCACCCATCCGTGAGGGACAGGAACGGATACGAGGACGAGTTCAGCGACATGTTAGCGAGCAGGGCCCATTCCTCAAGGTCGCGCCCGGCAGCCTCTCCGAACAGTTCCACGAGAGTCTGTTCGAAGTCGCCGCGCTCAAGGTTCCGCCTGAGGGTGCTATCATAAATGCCGCAGATTGCCTGCATCTCGCGGGCAACGAGTTTATTTGTTGCGAACGTGGGTGCAGCGTAATCATCTGTGGTCAGAGTCGTATTACCCTGCAGAGCGCTCTTGTTCTGTGCCGCGAGTGCGCCACCGCTCCGAAGGATACGTCCCATGAAACCAACGCGGTCAATGTCCACAACCTGTGAATCCATCTGAATAAACCGCGCTTCCTTCAGAATGGTCGTTCTCGCCTGCATTGTGCGCACGAATGCGTCGAGTTTGGCAGGCTGCAGCACGGATGTTCCGAGCGTCGATGTCTCAATAATCCCCTTGAATGCGGAGTTCAGGGAGTTCAGAAGTTCTTCATTAGTTGGCATTAGATGTTCCTCCTCACACGTCCGTATGCGTCCCGAGCCTCTGCGAGGACCTGACCCGGTGCACTGTTCTTCTTGCTGTCCAGAACGTCCTGCCCGGCAAGTGCCTTCGAGGCGTTGCGTTTGCCCACCACATTCTCGATGCTCTTCGTGATGCGGGCAACAATCTCCTCCTTGAATGCAGACACGTCTGCCTTGATTGCCTCAATCTCTGCCGTGTTTGCATCGAGTGCAGTGAGGGACTCTTTGATAGCCCGGATGTCCTCGCTGACAGAGGACATCTCTTTCTTTGCGAGTTCTTCCACCATCCCCGGCAGGACCTCCTGCATAACCTCCTTGACAACCGCGCGGATGTCAGGGGTCCCGGTCTCCTCCTTTGCAGCAGGAACGGGCGTCTGGTCCGCAGCAGGGGTTACCTCCTGTGCACCGGATACTCCCTCCTCCTTCACCGCAGGTGCGGGCTGGGTGAGGAGTTCCGATATGCTCTTGGAGATGGTCTGGAGGGTCTCGATTACCCTGTTCTGTTCCATTTTAACCTCCTTTTCGACATTGCGGGCTTTTAGAGCGAAGAATTTCGCTTTTGGGACCGCAGGTTCGTCCACGATGGATACAAATGCCGCTATCCAACCTTCTCCGAGGTCTCGCAGAAGAGTCCTCTTCATCGAGGCTGATTTTGGCACAGAACCATCAGACCGGTTCAGTTCGTCCCGTGAGATACCCATTACAGAATACCCGGTGAGTTTACCCGTGACGATTCCTTCCCAGACTTCGTCATTAAGGATTTTCGACGCAAGAATCCACGTTCCTGCCGGGAGGGTGAACACGCGGTCATAGTGTGACACGGTCATCTCCATAGGCAGAATGTAGGATTCTACAGGGACGGCCACGTTGTTTAACGTGTGCTGAATGTCCACGTTGCGGTAGGTCGCGAGCCATTCATGCGCGACACGTTCCACCTCATCACGGGTGAGAATCTTCTCTCCGGCTGGATAATCTGTGTCGGGCTCACCCGGAACCAGAACTGCAGCATACGCGATGCGCTTTGCAGAATCCTTCCTGACAATAGGACCCGTCAGTTCGGTCATAATTCCCGACTGACCATAAATATATTTCTAATTGAATATAATATATATCTGACTAAAACCAAAAAAAATCGAATAATTTGTCGAGCGTTTGAGAAAAAGAGAAATTATTCTGTCTGGTAGGTGCATTCCACCTCGCCCTTGAGCGGGTGAAATCCCTTACAATACGGACAATCCCTGCAGTCGTCTGCCCGCTGGTCGTTCCCGGTTTGAGGGCAGATAACATACGAATAGATATAGACCTTCTGCACGTTTTCTTTCTTTGTGTTTACCATGACTCTCACCTCTGACCCATCTTCAAGGTCTAATAATATCTATACCTCTAATAGTATATATAATTTTCTCTTATCCCGGGAACGTGGTCCCCGTGGAAGAGGTCAGAACGTGAGGAAAAAAGAGTTTTACATGGACGTATCGTTAAACC